AGTTGTGGTGGTAGGCTATGATCATCTGGCTCCAAGTATAAATCTTTAGTATCATAAAAATTATTAACTCTCTTTGCATATGACTTTGCCCAAGCATATGCTTCACCTGGTGTAGCAAAGCGTTTAGGATCAGAGAGATTAGAACCGTGCGGTGGGGTTCCAATCCATATTCTATAAACTTTTGTTTTTGCATCCGCCGCTGCTTGTGCTTTATCCACTTGACGCTTTTGTAAACGCATTTTCAACACATTTTGGTCAATCAAGCCACTAGCATACATTGCAAAGTTGGCAAGTTGGTCATCGTCTTGTGGAATATTTTTAGCAATAAGTTTATAAAGTTTCTTGGCGTATTCTTCACGATATGCTTGTGGGTCAGCAGCAATAGCCATTACCTGAACATAACGCAACACTGTATTTTTTATGTCATCTATATGTTCAAGGAAGTTGCCGCCCGCAGAACGAAATTCAATATAATTAGATTTAAGATGCACGGATACATACTTGTTGTCGCCCATACGATTTACAATTGCTTGCGCTGTTTTTGCTAAATTGTTGCGCAATACTTTGGCATAATCTTCTGCCTTTACATTAGTGCGGCGTGATTTTAATAGTTCTTTCACCTGGTCAAGACTGCTCTTGGTATATGCATTGCTACCACGGTCAAATAAATCTAACACATATTTGTCGCCAATCAGCATTACAACCTTAAGTGGATCAATATTTGCTTGTAGTTCGCTTGGTAAACTTACGCCTACATGGAAACCAGTTGAATCATTGCCATAGTATCCATGCTCACTTGCCCAACCAAAGAATGCATCTAGTGCTGTTAATCCTTGTTGTAGCGGCATTGGCGGTGATATAAGTTCAATACCGTTATCCTTGCCACTGATACTGCCATCTGGTTCAAGAATCCAACTAGTAGCATCACGCTGCAACCCATGATAACCACCGCCATACTTTACCTTTGTTCCAATCACTGCTTTCCAACTGGCGGCAAGTTCTTTTACTGTTAGTTCTTTGCCATCTTGTGGTAGGGTTCCTGTAAGGAATGGATAGAATGCCCAAGAGGAGTTAGGTTGTGCCCATTCTAAAAACCAATCACTTATGGTATCAATCTGTCCTGCATCTTTTAAGAATTTCTTAAATAACTTTTCATATTTTTCTGGTGTTAAATCTGCTATCATTTTTTTACGATAGATTTCACGAGCCAATTTTGGCACACTATACTCATATGTTGGATCACGCATGATAGTATTTCTCAAATCTTTTTGTGAAAAGCCACCAGCACGATAGCCGCCATCGTTATTATCATAAATTTGTTTAGCAATCCATTTTAAATTTTCTGGTTTAACAATTTCTGCTGATACAACAGATTTTTTTCCAACAGAACGAACAAAGTCTTTTTTCATATCAAGAAGTTCAACACGAATATTGCCAATATCTTCGGAATCTAACATACTGCTTTCACTTGCCCACGCCAATACTTTTTCAACCCATTCTTTATCAGTTGGAAATGGTGCATCCTTACTCAAATCCCAGTTTCCTGAATCACGGCGATACTCATACTGTGCTTGGCTCACTCCACCATAATCCATATCATCGTCATCATCATATTTTAATCCAGGTACAAGCATTTCTGCTTCAAAGCCTATAGTCATTGCCTGTGCTTGCGGTGTTGTAGCAAACTTTGATAGCGCACTAGGACTCATATTAACTTCATCAAGGTCGTCAACATAGTCTAGTTTGCTATTGCCTGTATCTGGTTGAATCCAACGATCCCAAGGAAAAGTGGCTACCTGACGGTCAGGATAATCATTGCCACCACCAACAGTTCCTATGATAGAACCAGCGTGTTCTCCTACACTTTCTTTCTTGGCAGCGGATGCACGGATTTTGGCAATCGCACTTTGGGCAGCATTATCACTCTTTGCTGGTTGCATTGCTTCTGCATCCCATTTCTTGTGCAGGAACATTAGCAAATCACGCACATCATTAGCACCAATCTTGCGCATTGCTGCTATAATTTTATTAGCCTCTGCATATCCACTATTGCCTGGTTTGCGAGCATTACTAATCTCATTACGCAAACCCAAGTCATCACTAAACTGACCACCGTTCCAGTAAGTTAAACCATAACGCAAATCGTTTGCTTTTTTACTTAATTCACTGCGGCTTTTCTTGAATATTAATTCTAACCAAGGTTCAAGATATTTGCTTGCAGGATATCTTGAAACATATTCAGGTTTCTTTTGCCCACGCAGCAAATCTTGTGTGTTACTTACTGGAACTGCACGACGAGTATCTTGTAATCTCCAAGCATTTTCATCGTTATAAAGATAAGTTGGTAAGCCACGTTTTTTTGCAAGAATCAATAACTGACGAGTAGTTGGACTGCCATATTCACCCTTTTCTTTTAACAGAATATGAATAGCAGTGATAGCATCTGCTGGTATACTTGGCTCACGAGAGAATATACGATCTTCACTTTCACTATGACGGTCGCCTTTATAAAATCCTGCCCAATAGTCAATTGCTTTTACAGGATAACGCTTGTTGAACCAATTGCCATCAAGATTAAACACAACTCCGCTATCGCCTACAATCTGGTGATAACCGCCTACTTTACTACGACTTGTTGAAAAGAAATAGTTATATCCTTTAGGAGCATACTGTGCTTCAACGGTGCCAGTAGAAATGCTTAACGCAAATTCATTGTTTTTAAGAATATCTACTGCTGCGCCAACGTTTGTATAATGAAATAGTACAGGTGATGCTGCTTCATCTAAATTTTCACTTTCATCTAAATCGCTACGATGACTACGCTTGTAATATGAACACCAACCGTTTGCCGCAATCTTGCCACTAACCGCACTACAACCGTGTGGTGGACGCCACATTGTGCAATGATCACAGCGTTGACCATTGCGAGGCATTGCCTGATACTTTGCGGTTGCTTTGGTTGATTTTTCTGCGGCTTCATTAACTTTGTTTTTACTGATTTCTTCAATATCACTATCAGAAACTAATCGTGCGGGTATACTATCTTTCTTAAGTGTTTTATAAGCCCAGAATCTATGATGTCCATCTAATACTTGATAACCGCTCTTATATTTTCGAACTAAAATAGGTGGTATATTTTCATTTTTCTCTAGCCCATCTATAATTTTTGCAACATTTGCTTTGGCTTTTGGTAATTCCATCTTCTCATCGGGTTCAAACCCAACAAGTTTGTTTGTAGGAATATTGATGATCGGCAATGCATCAAAGCCACTATCATCTACTTCTGCCCCAAAATAATCTGGATCAGTATAAAGTGTTACTTTGCCTTCATTTGCCAAGTCTGGAGCAACCATATAACTGTTCTTGGAACCTGGTGGAAATTCAAAACGCTGCGCCCCACTTTCACGAGCAGCAGCACGAGCCTTCTTAAACATCAATGTCCACCAACGACGATTAGTATAATCCTTATTGCCCATATATGCTTTTGGATCAGTAATTCGTAATTCATTCCATTGTTCTGGTGTTAAGTCTTCGTTTATTTGCACACCCAACGCTTTTAACATAGCACGAGCAACTACACGGTCTTTTTCTTTTTCTACTTCTGGCAACTGTCCATATGTTTGTTGGGCAAGAGCATAACGTTTCTTTTTCTTATCGGGAATTGTTGGTATATCTAACTGCAACTTGCCCATATAATCAGCTACAGCAGTCTTGTTCCAACCATCGTGAATAGCACTAGCAATTGCATCAACATCAGTAATGCCACTATCAATCATACGCTTGGCAGCAGTGGCACTTTCTATATTGGCCAACCAACCAAAGTTGTTGCCTGGTGTAGATAGCCCATAGTGATATGCATCATCAAGTGCTTTATCGCTAATATGAGCAAGTTGTTCTACAGATAGACTCTCAGCGATGATGCTTTCTTCAACTGCCTCACCTAATCCCATACCACGACGAACTGCCTGAAATAGTGTTTTGCCATCTACTATAATATTCTGTGGCACACGAGTAGCAAGTTCAAACTTCTCTGGATTGCCTTCTTTGGCTGCTTCACGAGCATTTGTTGCGCTAGTTAGGCGAGGACTTTCCATAAATGTTAAAGGTTCAAATTGGTAGTAACCATGCCCCATTTCTTTACCATTGTATTTTTCCAGAACTGGGCGCATACTTGCCATATCATCTTCGCCAGCCACAAAAGTGGCACTGCGGAAGCCTTTGTCATAAAGATGTGAGGCTGCTTCAAGAAATGTCTTGATACTTGAGTCTTCAACTAAATGTCCTTGTGTTTGTGGATAAAGTGTTTTTACCCATGCTAGTTTTTCTGCATAGGTAAGTGGATTTTTCTTGGCATCTTGACTTTTACTTAAGAATAACGCCCATGCACCGTTCTTTGCAACGCTTTGAAGTGTTTTAATTAACCCTTCATGACCATAATGTGGCGGATTCATACGACCAAATGAGAAAGAAACATGTGGTCCAACGGCTTCGTTAAATTTTGTGCGTGTTGTTAATGTCATTATGTTATCCAGATAAAATATTTATCTGTATGTTTATATGTGTAATGATATGTAAGCCTGATAAAATTTTTGTACTAAGTCACGATTAAAATCATCATAACCCAACTCATCATATAAAATTTTTACTCTATCTAAAAATTTATCTTCTTCAAATATATCTGCATAACTTATCGTATAATCAATTTTATATTCAAAGAATGAATTAATAAACAAAGTATATTCGTAAGTCATTGTTTTTTTACTATATTTTTCTGGATCAGTGATATTATCATCTTTGAGAGATGTTGCTATTAGTCTAAAATCAATAAAATCAGTTAAAATTAATATTTTTGCATTTGGAAAATAATTTAATATTCGTTTTAAACTTCTATGATTATGTGCAACTATAAAGAAATTTTTCTCTTTTTGGTTTGATAAAAATTTTACTTCGGCAGAAACGATATCGTTAGACAATTCTTTTGTACAAGATGAACCTGCGAACCAATTGAAAAGTTGAACACATCCATATTCATACTTTCTCCAATCTTTCATAAATTCTTTACTAGGTGGCAAACTTTCCAATGCTATTTTTAATTTGGAATTGTAATACGACATAGAATTTAAATCAAGATTGAAATCTCTTGCAACACGATATTTGCATTGAAATGTAGCATGACGACTTAGTGCCAAACAATTTATTAAAAATTTACCGCCAGCATAAGGAGGATAACATACAGTAATTATTTTGTCTGTATTAAAGTTTAATTTCAATTTGGTGTCCAACGATGGCGAGGCACCAGTTTAATGTTTGGTTCGCCATAGTTTACATAGCCTTCACCGCCACGCTGACCTTTAGTAGTTTGCTGTATATCGCCACCTTCACTATCTAATTGGTCAATGATTTGGTTTTTAACTGCACGAAGATTTTCTAGCACTGCAAAGGTAGCAACGAAACCTTTTTGATTTTGTGCAATCCAGTCCGTAATCTTCTGCTGCATTGGCGCACTTTGTTTGCTGCCACTGCTTAACCAAGCAGCAAATTCACTTGCAAGATCACTTGTTCTGCCACTTTTTGCCATTTGGTTATTAAAATTATATAACACACCTTTGAATCCTGCCATCTTCATTGCAGCAAGTCGTTCATCATTTAAGAAATTATCTATTTGTGTTTTATTTGCAGCCACATACTTTTGTAGGTCTTGTAGTTTCTTTGTGTCAATCTTAATAGGTTGCTGTGCATAGCGTGGACCTAGCACAATCAATCCTTGTGTAGTATTAAACTTACTAAAATCATCAATAGGTTGTTGCTGATCATCACCCATTCCAAATGATGGAAAGTATGCATGTCCTACAACTGCTGCAATTGCCTTACTAATACGCTGTCCAAGTTCAGTAGATTGTGGCACACTATATGTTACATTGTTTGGTGTGAAAGTATAAGAACCATCTTGCAATTCTGGACGACGCATAAACAACAAGTCGCCATATACATAACCACGGAAATCTTGCGGAGTTGCACTTTCAAATAACGCCCATAGACTTGCATATTCATTAGCAAATCTCATGCGCTCATCTTGTTTATCAGGTGCTACATTGCCAGTGTTCATAATAAATTTGACAAGTTCTTGTGGACTTTGACTTTTGCCACTATCACCTGGTTTTAGCCAACCATTATGCCCAACCATAATGAACTTGCCGTTTGGTTCACGACCCCAGTATACTTGCGGTTTGCCGTCCCACTTCCAACGCACCGTTTGTGGATTTCTAGCAAGGTCAAACAAACGCCCGATGGCACTGTTTGCACCACTGCTGCCCTCAATAAGAACAAGGTCTTCTACGTGCTGAAATGCACGACCAACTTTAGGGGCTTCGTTTATTATTTGTGTTATGAACATCAAATATTTATAGATTTTCCAAAAACCACATATAGGTAGGAACACTAAAATTCAAACGATACTCGCCATTCCATCCCAAGTTAGTATATTTGTCAGGCAGTGGTGTTTCATCGTATACAGGACTTGAATCTACCACGCCTGTTTGTTTGTGGAAATTGCCAAGCGAATAGAACATGTAGTCTAATTCAATTTCATCAAGTTCTATTTGCTTGATATTAAGCAGTTGGTCTGCAAGTATATTACCATTGTCATCAACAGTTGTATGCTTTGGTAATTTGCCACATAACCTAATCTTAAGAGTATGATCACCTTCTGGCAATTCTAAAGAAAAAGTTATCACTTTCTCTTCATTATTCTCAAATTTTTCTTCTACCACGCCATATGATTGAATTTCGTCATTGACTAATATTTCATACTTTGGTGGCGCATTGTGCCAAACACTGTCTAACACAATTTTAAATTCTATTAATTCTGTATCTGGCACAATGTCATTCATAATTTAATCCTTTTTCTTACCTAGTTTTAACTTAATTGGCTGCGGTGCTGCTGTAGGAGTGGCTGCTGGTGCTTGTACTGCCT